AATTTTAAATGCATCGGTTATATCAGAAGGATGAGCATCTGAAACGTTTTCCAATTTTTTCTTTGCCATATATTATTCGTCAAAAAGATTAATTACGCTTTGTGAGGGTTCAGTTGGTTGTTGTTGTATTTGTTGTTGGGCTTCTGGTGTTGGTGTTACGTAATTGTTATTTTTATTAAACATTTGAGAATATTGTGCTTGTAAGCGGAAATCTAAAGCATCGATATCGCTCAACGTGATATTATTCTTTTTATAAGAGAACACAACATCACCAGTTTTGTCAGCCATAAATTCTCTAAAAAATAAAGGAAGAAGTTGAATTGACATTCTGCCACCACCAGTATCAACAACGTGTAAAATTACAGGATTTTTAATTGCTAGTGTTTCTTCGGTGGATTTTTCAGAAGAAGATTCTCCTAAAATAGTGCGACCAATAGCGTCTAAAATAATAACCAAACTATTTTTATTTTCAGTATTCATATAATAAAATATATCATGCTTTTTTAAAAAATCAAGCAATTACCAACCTAAAGCTTCAAAAATATTTGGAAAATGTTTTTTAAAAATATTTTTAATTTCCATAGCAATTTCTCTATGTTCTTTTTGTGTGTCTTGTGTGGCTCTTAAATCTATATAATGAATCCAAGAACGAATTGTGCCTGACATATAAAGAGTCGTTTGTGTATTTAAAGGTAACAACATTCTTGCACATTCTTTTGCAATTCCTTTATCTATTAACTTGTTATAAAGATTAACACATTGATGTTGAACTAAATCCATTTCTTCTTTTAGTTCTACATAACTTCCAATATCAATTGGCTCATCACCAACTTGTCTATTGGTTTTGCCTTGTTTTCTTAATTCAATATGTTCTAAATCTGTGGCAGTAGAATATCTTTGACTAAATTCTTGAAAAGAAAAACTTCTATGTCTTAAGATTTGTGCAGCAATTGCTCTACTTGTTTGAATTTCTATAGTAGCAGAAACCATTTCAAATGGTGACCAGTGTTTATGTTTTATCAAATAATTTAATAATTTTGGAGCAGTTTCTGTATTTAGTTGATTAGATGGGTTGCTAACTCTAGCACAGTAAGAAATTAATTCTTCTGCATTATTAATTCCTGTAACTAATGGGTTTGATATAGATATAAGTTTCGCTTTCATTTTATTTGGAAAATAATTGTATCAGATCTGTTGTTTCTTCACAACCAATTGCTGGCGTTGGCCAACCAATTACTTGAAATATTCTGGACAAAATTGGTGTTACGTTTTTTTCAAACATTATTTTATAATCAGGTTTCACGTATTCTAAAAGTTCTTTTGGGTATTTGTCAATAAATCCCATCGTTTCAAAATTAAAAGAATTTTTCAAACAATAAAACGATTTAATTTTTGCTCCACTATCAATTGGTGGATATTTTATGTCTAAATTTAATTTCTTGAGAGCATCATTGAAATTTATTGAGCTTTTAACATGATTTGGTGTTCCTTTAGCAAAGGAACGTTCGTCTGTGCGAAGATCGGCATATTTTTCATAATTGTTTACTTTTTTTCTTAAAGAAATTTCTTCTACAGACATGTTTCTAAAATCTTCATATCCTTTTTGAAAAAGACTGTTGGCGATCTTTCTGTCTTTTGATATAATTGCCGTTTCAATTACTCTTTTGATTAAATTTTTAACTTCTTTAGAATGCATTGCTTTTGCAACTTCCATTCCTTTATATTCAAATTCATCTGTTGATACACCTTCTTTATCTAAAATATGCAAAATGTAATATTTTTTCTTTTCAAGAAGAGCAACATCACAAATTTTTTCTCTTTTGAAGAAATATCGTGAGTCTAATGAATGTAACTCTCTTTTTGCCCATTCATTGATTTTGGTATTTAAGTATACACCGATTTCATTGATTAATTTTTTTGATTCATCTGTAATTTTATTTTGTTCGTTTTTTAAAGTGACACCTTTAATTTTAAAAAATTCTTTAAAGCTAAAATAAACACTGTCAGTATCAGAATAAACACAAATGTTTTCAACTGATCCAGTATATCCATTTTGGGTAGCATATTCATGAACAATACTTGCACCCATTTTAGCAACAGCTTGACCAGTTAAGGTGATGCTTTTCGCGTGATCAATATCAAAAAGTGGTGAGTAAATTTGAGAAAAAACACCATAAATTGAATTTAAAAAAGTTTTATAAACATTTGATAGTGTATCATTATCATTAGCTATTTCTTCAAGTTCTTCTATTTCCTTTGGGTCTTTTGTTTTTTTAATTTTCTTTTTTGCATCCAACATTTTATTTTTTGCAGTAACCCTTTCTTGATATAGTCTATCAATTAATGTTGGAACAATTCCTTTAAACTTTTGAGTGTATAATATGTTTGCTTTAGTAATAGATAGCTTTTCTGAATCAATAAACTGTTTAAATTTTTCTTTATTTAACTCAACTGTTTTGTTATTAGATAGCAAAATTTTAAATTTGTCATTTTGAAATTCTAAAATTTTCCCAATTTTTGTTTCAGTGGAAATATTTAAAGTAATAATGGTATTAGGATACAAGCTGTTTGCATCATATGTCACTAGATCTTCGTATAAACCTGGTATAGGTTCATAAACATATCCACCAGCAAAACTTTTCTTTTCGTTTTTAATATTAAAGGTAGGAATGATTAAATCCTGTTTTAAAGCTTCATGTGCGACTGCACCAGTGATCATCGAAACTTTACCCATTGATTTTTCAAACGGAATAAAACCTCTATAAGATAAATTTCTAACTAATTTTAAATACTTTAATTTTTCTTCCATTTTTTTAAGAAGTCTTACATCTTGAATATTGTATTCGACAAATTTTTCCCATTCGGTATCTGCTAACTTTGACAATGAAGTGGTTTCAATTGCAAGTTTAGATTCATCTAACTCGTATTCTGCGATATAATTCAAAGACATCGATTCTCTTTTGCCACCACATAAAGTTTCATATAACTCCATATAGTCCAATATGCTAATACCACCAATAAACCACCTGTTGATGGAGCGTCCTAGTTTATTGACAGATACGTTTTCTTTGTATCGAATTTTTTCAATTGGTGAAAGTTTTTGATTGTGTTCATCACCAAAAAGATTAGTTAAACGATTCATGATATATGGAATATCATAACCATGAACGTTCCAACCTGTAACGATATCGGGGAAATCTTTTCTCCAAAAAGCTAAAAAGCTTTTTAGAAGATCATGTTCATTTTTACATTTGAAATAACATATATTTTCATCAGTAGAATAAAAATTTTTGCAACCCCAAGTATAATATTTTTTACTTATTGAATCATAAATTGTAATAAGATTAATTGGATCTGTTGCTTTTTCAGGAGAAGCAAAGTGATCAGTGGCATATGTTTCAATATCGAGATAAAATATTTTAAGTGGTTGGTGACCGAAATCGGGTTTTTCAATTTCGTTTTTAAAAATATCTAACAAATATTGTTGTTCTGGATTTATGTTATAAAACAATCTTTTAAGAGGTGTGTCTTTAACAAATCTTAAACGTTCGTATTGATTTTTGAATTTTAATTTTTTTAGTGGTGTTTTAAAAATAGACACCCCATCTGTTCCATTTTCAGATTCAATGTAAAGATAAGGTTCAAAAGAATTGATTATTTTAATTCTTTCACCGTTTTCATTCCATGTCCAAAGATGAATACTAGAGTTATTAATATCGTAGTATATGTTACGATAAGCCATCCTTTTATTTTCTTATAATTTTAGGAAAAAATCAAGCTTTTTTCTCAAAATCTTGGTCTGGATTGTTTTTAATCAGTGTTGGAGACATTTCTTTTCTTTCTTTTGAACCCCAATCTGTATTATATAAAGCATAATATTCTTGAATGTGATCTTCCAACCATAAACTTTCGGTAAATTTACGGGCATTGTCCGAAAGTCTCATATATCGATCAGCATCAGATGTGATATATTGTAATTGGTCGATTAATTCATCTCCAGATTTAAATTTAATTTCAGCTTCATTATAGGTACACATATCTTGATATGCACCGGGCAACCCGATACCGCCAGATTCAACCATTTTAATATTACTTTTTGATTTATTAAAGATGTTGTCCTGTAATGATGCAAAAGAGGCATTGCAATTTGTTTCAGCTAAACCTCTAGGATAATCGGGTAATGGGGACCAATCAATATATTCCATGTCTCCATTATCAATATATGGTTTTAAAGCTAAAGGATAACATCCTTTCCAAACAAATTTAAATTTTTTCCTCGCTTTAATCATTGCATTGGTGATGTGTTTAAAATCATCATTCAAATCAGTTCTATTTAAAACATCAACATGTGTTCCTGAACCAGAATATAAAATACGAGGACGTTTTTTATTTTTTTCATAGAGCTTGATAA